TGGCGAGCAGACTTTAAAGATCACCGGAGGAAGACCGACGGGGCCAGATGCCGAAGACGGCAAGATAATGATGTGGAAGGCTACAACGGGTGGCCCCGGCAATCCATACAACGAGTGCAAGTTTAACTGCCCCGATAAGAGCGCTTTGATTCAAAATCCCGACACCGTCTGGTGGAAGCAGGGCGACAAAGTTCAGGTTTGGTACTTGAACGGCGATGGCTGGTGGACAGGCGGAAATCTAGATGTCTTGCATTACAGCGCAATTACCACTAGCGGTGACACCTTTGTAGATGGAGAGCCGATACAGCTTTGGTATGTAGACCCAAAGAAAGCACCCGCCGAGTACCTTGATGTAATTTCAGTCAATGAGTCAAAGGCCGATGACCGCAAATTGCAGGCAGAGATCACAGAAGTAAAGCTGGCGTTAGAGTCGTTGCTGGTGCAACGAGAACACGGCCAGTGGAAGTATGTCGGTTTTAGCGGCGATAACATTCCGCGTAACGCTGGTGATTTTGCTCTAGCGTCTGATGATCTGTCAGCAAACGACAATATCATCACGTTGAACCAAGAAGACTTGGAGGGGATTACTCACGGCTTTGGCGATGTTGAGGTCGGTGACTACGTTGAGATCGTTGATTATGACGAGCCTGACAATTATGTCTTGTATGTGGTGAAGAGCGCCCCAGATGGATCAGGCATCGTCAACATTGAGGTCGCGCTGAAGGATAAAGGCCAGAACATTCTGGTCGGTGAGACTTGTGAAATACGTTTCTTTGCGATCAATGAGCAGGACATCAACCTAACGGATCTCGATAAACGCTATCTCAGATTGGCTGGCGGCGAGATGAATCCCGCTGCAACACTCAGGGTTAATACTCTTGAGCCTGTCAATACGCCGATGATTCAGTACAACGGCGACCCAGACTCTACTCATGCGGCAGGTCTTATCAACCGCGAGATGATGAGACGTTACGTTGCGGCAGAGCTTGACAAGTCTCCTCAGTCTAGCCAGCCAATGAGTGCAAAACTCATGGTTGGATTTCAGTTGTGGCCTGAAAACAGACTTGCGGAGGGCTGTTTCAATCTGCTGGATGAAAATAGAAATCCCACCTCTAAGATTAAAAGCGCAAGGTTCCTTACGTTCCACATCATTCAGGGCTGGGATTATGTCGAGTGGTTTAAGTATGCCTTGAGAGGCAAAGGGCAGATACATCTTGCGAATTTGGACGGAAAGTATCAGATGTCCAAGTTTGTGATGGGCGCTGAAAAGCACGATGCGGAAACCGGCACAGATCCTACTGGTGCGCTGTGGTTTTTTGAGCTGGAGGAATACGGCCATGACCCTGATTTAACACTTAGCGGCGAGTACTTTATCGAGTTTGATAGCTGCTTGGAGGCTTCGTCGTGAACTACAAGCAAATAAAAGACGCCGCGCAGGGCTATGTGGATCGCTACGACGAGGAGCTTGTCAGCGCGATCCCCGGCTTTACCAAGGTCGTAGAGAGCAAGATCAACACCGCGCTGAAGACGGGTGAGCAGTCGGTGCGCGCTCAGATATGGCTGGAGCGTGACATTGAGTACTACGGATTGCCATCCGACTGGGGTGGCTTTCGTGACGTGGAGCTGGTGCAGAAGGGCAGCAACTCGATTACCGAAGGCCAAGGCACCCACCCTATTGGCGGCATGACGCTTATCTACGTCAACCCAGAGCAGATGAACGGCACCCACAGGCGCGAGCGCCAGCGTTACTACACCGTGATCGCAAATCAGATTCAGGTAGCACCGCCCACCGACAACGATTTGCTTGAGTGCGTTTACTACCAACGCGTGCCAGAGCTTGTGGCCGACACGGACTCCAACTGGCTCTCTGAGAAGCACCCAGACTGCTACATCTTCGGGATGTGCGCCGAGATCAGCGCGTTCGCCAAGGACGCCATGGGCTTTGAGCTGTACAAGATGCGCTTCAACGAGGCACTGGGCGACATAGCAATGGACGACCAGATCACACGCTGGTCTGGGCCATCACTAAGGACATATACGGACGGACTAGTCGTATGACAAATCAGGAAGCATTTGAATCTGCGCGCGCGGGTGACTGGATTGCAGAGTCGTTTTCTAGAAACCAAAACATCTTCACGATTACTGGCAAGTCGTCGGGCTACAGCTCATTTGATGACTGCCTAGATGACGGGCAGTCGATTTTTTACGCAGCGTTCGACGAGGACGACAATCGCGAGGCGGGGCTTGCAGTTTGGGACGCTAGCGCGAAGACGCTCACCCCAGTTGAGGTCCACGCCACACTTTTAGGCGGCGTGTTCATAAAGGGCGACCCGAATCCACTTCAGTTTACGAATGGCGGCACGATCACTGGAACTTTTAACGCGACAGCGTTCAACGCCATCTGGGGCCACCTCACCAAGAAGGGCAACCCACACGACACACACGCCGACGAGATCGACCAGAGCAATGAATTGCTTGGTGACACGGTGCAAGAGGCATTAGATCGAATCTCCGGCTTCATTCTCCAGCTAGACCCAGACCAAGACGGACAAATCAACATTGACTGGGGCGACCTAGATGCGTTGCAGGACGCCCTAGATAAGAAGGCCGACAAGGTTGACTTAGAGCAGGAGGTTATCGACAGGGCGGAAGGAGACAAGGCCCTGCAGGCGCAAATGGATGAGCAGGCGGCAAAGATAGACGAGGCGCATGGCTGGGGCAATCACGCCGATGCCGGATATATCAACATAAACGACACCATCAACGGTGGCACTTTTATAAACTAGAGGAAGTTAGATCATGGCAAATATTATCAAACTGAAGTACGGCTCAGGTGTCCCCGGATCGGACCAGCTAAAGACTGGTGAAGTCGGTCTGGACCTGTTCAATAAGGTCATCTACACCGCAGACATTGGCGGCAACATCATTGAGATGGGCCGTAACATGGGTGAGGGCGGCACGATTGGTTGGGATCAGATCGATCCAGACACAATCCCCCCGTCACTTGAAATCATCATCAATGGTGAGATCCCCGAGTACGTCACCCTTGACGCGCTGGCCGCTCAGGTAAAGGCCAACGAAGACGATATTGCTGCGCTGAAGGCTTGGGAGACCACGGCCAAGGGTGAAATATCTCAACTCCAATCCGATGTCCTAGCAAACACTGCGGCCATTGAGGTCAACGCCGCCGCGATTGGCACAAACGCCACAAACATCGGCAAAAATTCAACCGCTATCAGCAACAACAGTGGCAGGCTGGACGTTCTTGAGCCGAAGGTGCAGAAAAACATCGACGACATCAAGGCGCTCAATGAGTCGCTAAACGGAGATCTTACCGGCTTGGTTTTGGCGGGTAGTTACTCTGCCGCCACCAACTTAATCACCAGTGTCAAGTCGTCCATTCCTAACGGGCTGTTTGCCGAGAACCAGCCTCTCAATAAGTATCTGGGCAACGAATACGCTGGATACTACTTTATCGTTGACGCGGCTGGACCCCTAGCAAACACCGGAGCACCGGCTCGCGCTGATGGCGAGGATGCCTACATTGGTGACTGGCTGGTATCTGACGGCCCGCACTGGTTGCACTTCAATTTCTCACAAGAGTCAACTGTCTGGGGAACCATCGGCGGCGAGCTGTCAGCGCAGGATGACCTTCAAGACGCTCTCGACGAGAAGTACGACGAAAGCTCAACAATCGTATGCGGTACTTACTCAAGCTAAGCGGGTGTAAATTATGGCAAATGTAATTGTCATCAAGAAAGGGGCTGGCGTTCCAGCCCCCGACCAATTGCAAGAGGCGGAGCTTGCCTTGGACGTTACCGATGGCGCGCTCTACTCAAAACTGCAAGACGGGAGCATTCATCACCTCAACGATGGGGCTGATGACGTTGACCTGTCTGATTATGTAACTGAAGCGCCCATAGATGCCAAGCAGTACGCAAGGCAGGACGGCTCATGGTCAGAGATAGTCATCCCAGATGGCGGCACAGGCTCGTCTGTACACATTGGCGACACACCCCCTGACAGCCCACAGGAAGGCCAGCAGTGGATGGAAGTGCCTGCTGATGGCGATGCCACCATGTGGATTTTCGATGGCGCTAACTGGCTCCAGCAACCGGGCGGTAAAGACGGTGCTGATGGCGCTGACGGCGCTAACGGCACCAATGGTACCAATGGAGCCGATGGTAACCCAGGAGCTGATGGGAAAGGGTGGACAGGCGGCACTTACGACCCTGCTGATGGCAAGGTCAAGTTTACATCAAATGACGGGCTTGAGTTTGAGACTGATGACCTGCGTTCACCTGATTCTGGAGGAGGATTTTCAGTCATGGAGCCGTATGCACAACCAAGTACCGTAGGCACTTTCACCGCGATGACCTCAGCTAGAGGCTGTTGGGAAGACAAAAGTAGCTCAGTCAACACAACAAAATCTTTTATCGTGCCAGATGGCCTTTGGTTCCTGCTCAGTGATGTTTCAGAGAGTCGGAACGCGTACTTCAAAGTCAGCGATATCCGATTCGACGGTGTTCAGATGTACTCGGATGATACCAACTATCTTGACAGCAAGCCGCTGTTTGGTGACGAGTTCCTTGCAGGAAGGATGCCGCTACTGATCAAAGACCGGATAACTTTCGCAATCGATTCCAATCGCGCAGAGCCAAGTGTTTACGGGTTCTTTGTTCCTGCCGACATAACATTTAGGGACGCCCTAAAAGCTATGCGCAATCATTCAACGCAGGAGATTCCAGAATGAACCAGCGAGTGATAGCCGACCCTTCACAGCATGGCTGGGTTGAGGCCGATGGTAAATGGGTCTGGGACGCGGCATCAGGCGGCTCTAGCGGCGGCTCTATACAGGACGGCGACACAGAGGGCCAGATAACCACATGGTCGGGTAATGAGTGGACGCCAGAGGGCGCTGTGGTTGTCTCTGGTGAAAGCCTGCTGGTCGGCACGGACAACGACAATCCAACGGCCCCATCACAGAATGTTGAAGGTATTTCAACGTCATCTGCGTTTGGTGTTCGTTCTAGCGTTAAGGGGAACACGCTTACGCTGAACCGCATGGATGATTATGGCGATGTTGCTCTGTTTAGAAAGGACGGAGATGGCGGCGGTGCTATATCAGTCGGTGATGGATACCTTGGTATAAGAGGCCCGTCTGCCGCAGGCAATGACGCACTGACTATCGACGCTGGTGGCGACGCAACTTTCCCCGGAAATCGAGTGTATATCGGAAGTGAGGCCAACTCTCAGATTCAGTTCATGAAAGACGGCAGTAACTACCTAGACTTTCGCGGCAAGCTAATAATGAGGCACAGGTACGCGGCAGACGGTGGCCCCAATGTCAACATCATGGAGGTTGGCGCTGATGGCAACTCGAAATTTAGCGGGCCAGTTGGTGCTACCTCTTTTAAAACTGTCAATATGGATGACGGAAGCAACGTCCTGACGATTTTTGGTCGTACCATTTACTCTGAAGGTGGTAACGGCTTTCACTTCTCCTCTGGCGGGACTAACACGATTCTCCCTTGTCGATCTGGTGATGGTGATACTACTGATGGGGTCGTCAGCTTAGGAAACAACATCAAGCGCTTCAACAACCTGTTCCTAACCGGCAGTGTCCTGCCTGGTGGATACTTGTACCAAAACGGTGGTGAGGTTGTTCTTTCAGTTGATGTGCTTCTAGACGCATTTAAAGAATTACGCACTGCAACAGCAGATGAGTCATCTGTGGAGACCTTGCGAGATGCGATGAGTAATTGTTTGGGCGGCTTAATTGAAAGGCTTGAGGGAATCAAACATGACGCAGATGCTGCAAGAGAAGAAATGATCGAAGACGTATCTATGCCGGAAGTCGGCACTATGGGTATTCAGTAGCATGAGCATCAACACCACGCCACCGGTATCACTGAAGGACATTCAGGATAACTTTTACAAGTCCGGTGCTGTTGGCTCCGTGGACAGGTACGTTATCGACTTTGCCCAGCGTGATGGCGTCACATGGGACCTGCTCGACTACGCCGGTCAGGCGTATGGCCTCCAGTACAAGATATTTCAGGACGGCTGGAACGGAGGCGACTCTGCCGGAGATCTACCGCTGGACGAGACAGACAAGCGTATTGACGGCGCGCACGACAGGCGAGACAAGATACCGGGCGGCACCTACGCAATACTTGGCGAGGACGAGAAGGGAAAGTACGCGGAGCTCGGGTTACACCAGACCTTTGGCCGTGACGGCCCCGGCGCTGTTGCGATGAATGGCATTTTCTACGCCGACCAGACTGGTCAGTACCGGATGCGGGCAACCGTCGAGACGCTAGACGGCTTCTCTGACATTGGTGAGCCCGGCATATTCGTGTTCGGTTACCGCTACGGCTACCTCGACGGTGACAGAAGGGCTTACTCTCTTTGGGGTCAGGGTTCACGCCCCGGCCCAAACCAGACCATAGCCTGCGACGTCACGTTCACGGTGCAAGATAACTACCGGCACGTTGTGGTGAACCCAAACTGCTTCATGGAGGGCAGGTGGGATTCAGATAGAGCGGCATTCAAGATCAGAGACCTAACGATAGAGAAGGTGTAGTCATGAGGAAATTCGCAGTCCTGTACAAGGAGCCCTTGCAGATGCCGCGAGCACGAAAGTTCGATGCCCGGAGCATGAAGGACGCCCTAAAGAGTGCAGAGAAGAAGGTCGGAGAGTACGAGATCCCGCTGTTCATTGTTGACTTCGAGAACTCTCGTTGCGAAATGATCAGCCGGGGAGATTCCGGGAAGGTTCGCATCATCGAGGAAGGTGACTATGGCGAGCTGACTAACTTTGAGCGGAGAGAGTACTGATGATCGGTCAGACCGTTATAGGCGGCATGATCCTCTCTCTATCTGGTAGCAGGCCACACGTAGAGCGTGGCTGGATCAAGAGGTGCGCCCCTAAGACAGACTGGAACGTGCAACCACGAAACAACGTATCAACTAACGAGTGTGGCTTCCGAGGTGTAAGCGACATGGAGAGAAAGAATGGGAATTGAGAACGCGGACTATATCGAGCAGCTTAATGCGTCGTGGCCTACCAAGGAGGACGCGATCTCTGACGGCGATAACCACATCAGGCTGATAAAGAAGGTCCTACAGCAGACCTTCCCAGACGCAGACCAGCCGCAGGCAAATATCGTCGATCCAGAGCTATCTGAGGGCAGTGTCGTCCACAACGTGGGCGGCAAGTGGGTAGAGACCACAAAGATGACCGTAGACGGCTCTGGGAACGTCACAGCCGAAGGCGACATCACCGCCAAGGGCAACGTACTGAGCCTCTCAGACGACCGCCTAAAGGACGTACAGAGGCCCGTGAGCGATGCTCTGGACAAGGTCAAGATGCTTGACTGCTTCCACTTTGTGCCCAACGCTGAGGGCGTTAATCACGGCATGAAGAACGATCCGCAGGTGGGCGTATCTGCCCAGCAGGTGCGCGCCGTTCTCCCTGAATGCGTCTCTGGCGACGGTGACTACCTCCGGGTCGATTACCCCAAGCTGACGGTGCTCTTACTGGCCGCTGTTAAGGAACTCGCTAATGCTGGCTAATGTCCGCGACATAGGCAGCGTCGGGGTCATCTCAGACGTGGCAGCGTGGGACCTTCCCCCTAACGCCCTAACCGATGGGCGTAACTTTCGCGTGGCCGCTGGAAAGGTATCCGCCTCTGGCGGCTCCGAGCTCGTCAGCACGGAGGGCTCTGCTGGTGGCGAGATAGGCCACATCGAGCAGTCCACCGACTTCGAGGGGACTACCGCATGGTTGGTGTGCCACGACAGCGGCATCGACAGCTACGAGGGCAACGCATTCACGGCCCTGTATGACTCTGGGGCTGTTGCCGCGAGCGGCTGGACGAGCTGTCAGGTGGGTCAGGTGACCTTCTTCAACAACCCGGCAATCGGCCCCATCTATTTTACGGACTGGGCCGGAACAGACCCCGTCACAGAGCTTAACTGGGACCCCAGCCAGACGTGGACAGAGGCGGGTATGGCCTGCCGCATCCTACAGTCACATAAGAATTTCCTGTTCGCTATGGGTTGTACAGAGCCAGATCCCGACACTGGCGTCCTGACTTACTACGAGGACCGCGTCCGCTGGAGCCACCCATGCGAGCCTAACGGCATACCCTACACATGGCAGGGGCCGGACGAGGACCCCTCGAGCCTTGCTGGATACCTAACGCTTGGCCGTGGTGGCGCTATCGTGGGCGCAGAAAGCCTTCGCGATAGCTTCGTTATCTACAGCCGTGGCGCACTAAACGTACTGGACTACACCGGCGACGCTCTGGTGTGGAGACGACGAACACTGAGCCAGAACGCCGGTCTAGTCGGGCGTAACGCCATCGTGGAGGTTCGCGGCAAGCACTATTACATCAGCAACGAGGACATCATAGTCTTTGACGGCAACCAAGCCCAGTCGTTGTTGCACAACCGCCTGCGTAAGCGATTCGCCGGCACCTTGAACGAGGACGCACGGGACACCGCGTTCGCCACTCACCACAAGACCATGCAAGAGATCTGGTTCTGCGTGGCCGAGTACGGCTACGAAAAGCCCAACATGGCCTACGTTTACAACTACCTCGACAACACTTGGTCGCTGCGTGACCTATCAACCGAGCGCGTTTTCGCACACGCGCTGTACGGCAACCAACCTACCAAGGTGAAGTCGTGGGCGGAGTGGGAAGGCGACTGGGAGGGCGAGCGCACCACATGGGCCTCGGCTAACCGTCAGCCATTCGACGGCGCCCTGATCGGCGCCTCTGGCTCTGACGTCTACAACATCGACACCCAGAACCCGGATGAGGAGGACCTGACCACGTTCATCGAGCGGCAGGCCATGCCAATCGTGGGCCACGAGGACGTCACGACGGTGACCCGGATATACCCGCAGGTCGAGGGCAACACGCCCGTCACGATCTCCCTAGGATCGCACCAGAGCGCCGGTGGCGGGTCTACGTGGAAGAAGTCCGTGGAGTTCGACCCAAGGACCGACCGCAAGGTAGACATCAGGACAACTGGTGAGCTGCACTCGTACCGGATGGAGGGGCCTGCTAACGGCAACTTTAATATCACCGGCTTTGACGCAGAGTTTCACCCGGCAGGTGGGCGATGACATACAGGGCCGAGCCAGTACCGGATGATGTAGACGAGGGGCTTGCGGAGTTTCTTGACCGCCAGTTCTTCGGAATTGATTCGCACCTGTCGCGCTTCATTGCGCCAGTAATCGGGCAGGAGCCCCTGCGCCGTGAGATGGGTGCCATTGTTTATGTCCGTGAGAAGGGATTTTACGGATGCACAGAGGAGAATGGAGATCTCGTATGGAAGAAGTTCGCGATGGAATAACCGCGTCGGTCGTTGATCCGGCGAACCTGCCTGCCGTGTGGGACGAGGTATCGGAGCTACTGGCCCCGGCCTGCGAAAGAAGCCAGGGGCAGGACACTATACAGACGCTTCGGGCGTCACTGATGAGGGGCAAGGAGGGCCTATTCATCGTTCAGGACGGGGACGACATCATCGGGGCGGTCACCTACCAGACCACCGACTACGACACGGGGCTTAGGCTCCTCGATATTAACTACGCTGGCGGCGTTGCAATGGGCACCCAGATGCCCGCCGTCATCGACATGTTTCACAGACTCAAATCTGCATTCATGTGCGACAGGGTAAGGATCACGGGCCGTAAGGGCTGGGTCAGGTACATGAAGCAGTTCGGATTCAAACCAACACATTATTCAGTAGAGATGGAGTAAACCATGGGCAGCAAAAGCAAGAGCAACAACAGCTCAAGCAGCCAGAACGTCAGCAACAATCAGGGCGTAAGCTCTGGCGTCAACATGAACTATGGCGTCAACCAGTCCGGCAACCAGTCGTCTGGCTCGTCAATGAACTCCAGCAGTCAGAGCGTCTGGGGAGATCAGCAGCCGTACCTGCAGGACGTCTACGGTGGTGCCCAGGACCAGTATGGTCAGGCCATTAACACCATCAACGGACTTCAGCCGCAGGTGCAGGGTCAGGTCGCTGACGCCTTCCAGCAGGGCATGGGCGGCTACGGCAACCAGATGGGTGGCGGATTCGCTTCTGGTCTGGTGGGGCAGGTTGGTCCTAACGCCTACACCGACACGCTGGCCAACGACATGATTAGTGACGCTGCGCAGATCAAGCAACAGAACCTCGGCGGTCTCGACGCGAGAGCAGCCGCAGCAGGCATGTCCGGCTCGTCGGGATACCAGAACCAAGTGGCCAACATGACAAACGACGTGGACGAGTCCACGATGCAGGGCCTTAACCAGCTACGTTTTAACTCGCAGAATCAGGGCATTGCTAACCAGATGAATTTAGCGTCCATGCAAGACCGAAACCAGCAGGCCGGTCTGGGCAACATGGGCGCGATGCAACAGGGCGCGATGAACCAGTTCAACCCAGCGATGGCTGGACTGAACGCCACGGGCGCATACGGCCAGATCATCGGCGGGCCGACAGTGCTCGGCTCGTCTATGGGCAGTAGCTCCAACAGCTCTCAAGGCTTCAGCAACGGCATGAACATGGGCATGGGCATGAACGGCTCGACCAACATCGGCAACAGCTTCGGCTCGTCGACCGGTCAGGGTAGCTCGTCCAGC